AACCCGCCATCAGAAATCCTTTGGATTTCCAGACCCTCCTTTTTTATAAAACTAATTATTTTTTAATCTTGGTTGTTATCAGGAATGCATTGATAAATAAAAACTTTGTTATAGTTTAGTTCCCCAATTTCCAAGAAATCCATATTGACCCTTATCTCCGACAATTCCAGCTTCACCTATATCACCGATTGGTCCGGCATTTCCTTTATCTCCCTTTGGTCCTAATGGTATTCTCATATTAATAATCCATTTACATGCAGGAAATACGATATAATATATATTGTTCGGCGTGGAAATTTCAGCCGCGCCTTCGATGGTAGATTTTTCTTCCACTATTGATGCGGTATTGGTGCTTAATGCGACGTTTCCAGTATATAACACCGGTGCCTTTCCGTCTGAATTAATTCTATAAAAAACCTGTTTGTTATTTTTATCGAGTTTTGGAACCACTTGAATTGATATATTTGATATATTTGAGTCTTTAATTGCAACCTCATAGGGTATAGTTGAAATAGAACCAGTAACTACATCAGCAATTGATACCGGAATTTTAGAATAAATTTTACCTATAATCATAACGGCTTGTCTTATTAGTTGATCAATATTAGCAAATTTAGTATCTGTAGTCAAATTTTTTATATATGCATATAATTTTGAATTTTCACCCGAAAGTATAGAGGAATCAATATTTAACTGCGGTTGCGAATCGGTGTATAAAACTCTCGCGTTTTTACTTGAATCACTGGTTCCGGCAGTAGCTCCCGTAGGACCAGCGGCGGCAGCAGCAGCACCTGTATCAGTAGCACTAGCTTCCGTAGTACCAGCATCAGTACCAGCATCAGCAGCACCTGTGGTACCTGTATCAGTGGCACCTGTGGCGCTACCGCCTGTGGCATCAGCCTCGTCATCAGCCTCGTCATCAGCCTCGTCATCAGCCTCGTCATCAACTTCGCCACCTGCATCGCCACCTGCATCGCCATCAGCACCTTCGGCACCTTCGGCACCTTCGGCACCTTCGATTACAGATAATCTATTCCATATAAACCAAATAACTAATGCACCAACTATTATTGCCAATATATAAAATAAATTTAATTTTCTAAAGTTCATTGTCTTATAACATACAAAAATATAAAAAAACAACTTAAAGTTCTCAGGACAAGTTTATAAAATATGTCTGATAAATCCACCATTCTAAGAACATTTAATACCCAATTTTTCGATTTTATGAAAGACATATTGATGGTATTTCCCGATAATGCGGAAATACTTACCGCTAATAAATATTTTGAAACTATAAAAAAGGCGAATCCTACTGCTATTCTTAAAGCATGGTATAGTTATGTCTATGTTCCTTATAAAAACGTCATCGATGAAGGTAACATTTCATTCTTCTTTGAAAAGGATTATCAATCCGATTTATCTGGGTTGACAAATACTGGTGAAATTATGCAAATGATTGATCGTATACGACTACCATTGCGTGAGATGAGTGATGAAAATAAACAACATACCGCAAAATATGTTCAAATATTAAGTAAATTATCGGTTATATACACAAACGGAGCGCTATAATATATATATATGCGTAAAAATGTAATAAATATTTATCAATAATAAATATATATAATGTCAAAATCCGAGGCGGAATTAGATGCGATATTGGACGCAGAATTAAATGCACTCGATTGTTCAAGCAAATCCAATGAAATATCAGGCGGTCTCTCGAAAAGTGATAAAGATAAATATATCGAATCCCTTCTTAGTGAAATCGCCGACCTTAAGAAACAATTGCATACGAAAACGAGCGATTTGAATATTAATAATTTAGAAGAAATGTGCAATATTTCTCTAGATGATTTAAATGAATCTATAACATTAAAACCTCCCGATGTTGACGACGAAGAATGCGATGAGGAAACGGGTGAAAAATTCGATCCTAACAATATTTTAAACATGTTAGACGCTTTTATGAATAATGATATGCTGAAGGGCGATGGAGGCGAAAATGCACCGAATGGGGAACATGGTGTAAACCCAATGATGCAAATGTTATCAAAAATGATGGAAGGTTTGGGAGAGAATATGCAGGCTGGAGATATAGATTCTAAGAGCGATGAAGACGCGGATTCTGATACTTCCCCTGAGGTTGAATCTACGCTTGTGTCTGAACCACTTCATGAAAAACAGGATTAAATCAGGGAACTCAGAGAACCTACGGTTCCCCGAACCCCTCCCTTTTACATAAAACGGAATTGGTTTATATAAAAGCACACGATCGGTTTATATAAAAGCACAATCACAAATTAAAGGGAGTGGTTCCCCAACTTGAGTATAGGATTTCATCCGGAGAAAACGATTCCTCTAAAAATTCATATATTATTTTTTTGGTAATTGGCGTTTTATTCTTTAAATAGAGCCTATGTAATCTATTATAAATATAATTAGTTAACACGTTCTCGGAAAGGTTTGTTTTCGCCACATACGTCGAAATATAACCCCTATGTATTTTTTCCACGAATGCTTTATAGTCTTCGCGGAATTTAAGAAAAGCGTCTGTATAATTTGGAAATGCGCTCAAAAACTCGTTTACTTTATTAATTCTACGTAAACATAGATATTGATATAATATATCAGAATCGCACGTGTTTTCGTATATAGGATTAATTATATTACATCGCTCTCCGGAATCCAAATCCAAGAATGTAATTCCCGGAATATGCGATTTAATAGATAACGTTTTATATTCGCTATAATTCATATCATTGGAATACAGTCTTGGAAATCTTATCACGGATATATCTTTAAAACATTCCCACGATTGAAACACCGATTGTGGAATTAAGACCGATTGATAAGGCGAACTTTCATAAACTGAAACTAAAAATAATTCCGGGGTTTCTATATCTAATACAATCGGATTTTTAGGATGCCGCATTACAAAACAATAGGAGTGTTCTTTTGATAAATAATCGAATAATCCAACGTCTTTAAAATCGGCACACCTTGGAAATCGTAAACACTCCAAGAACATTTCTCTTACCGTAGGGTATTCCTTATTCAAAGGTTTCTTATGTTTCTTATTAAAAATATGATAATTTCCACCTATAGCGTTTTTGGTGGCAATTTCCCACTGCGATAAGCGATAATCGTAAAAAAAATGCACCAATATTCCCTCGATTATTTCCGAGATTTGAATATTATTATTATTAGGACAAGGATGTGTTTCTTGGAATAATTCCAATGACGTCGATGACGGTGGGGAAAATGATAATGTATAATTCTCCGGAAAGGTTGTAATCACTGATCTATATTTACGGGTTTCCAAAGGATCGTCAAAACTTCGGGCTGTTTTATCATAAGTTAATATGGAATACGCTGTAATAGATTCAGATCCATATTCTCTGTTATAATAAATTCGCCGATTTGTTTTCTTAGGAAATGACTTATCAATGGTGTACATTATATTATTACAAAATATATGTTTATATATATATGAATACAACTCTTGTATGTGCAAGATATAATGAAGATTTGAATTGGCTATTGCCTTTAAAAACGGAATCCATTATAATTTATAATAAAGGAGAGGATAATCTTCATATGTTTCCTAAGCAAAAGGTTGTAAAATTGCCAAATTTAGGAAGAGAAGGAGGAACTTATCTACATCATATTATACAAAACTACGATAATTTAAGTGATTACACTATATTTACACAGGCAAATCCGGTTGATCATATTTGGCACGATAATATCGAAAAAAGTTATAAAGAAATATTTGATACGTTTTCAGAGAAAAAGACATATAACTTCAAATATTTATCGAAACATTTTATAAAAGTAGAGCAAAAATGTTTAATGAATTATACAAGCGGGATGATAAGTCTTGGTTATAGATACGCCCCTCCTATTGAAATCAAAAAAATCGTCGGGTGTCTTACAAAAATGAAGGATTCATATCCTCTTGTTAAGGACGAGTTATTGTTACTAATAAACGATCTAAATAAATTAAAAACTGATATTATCGAAACGTATGAATTAACGAAAATTATTTCGAAAAACGCAGCATTTATGCATGGAGACGATCATGTTAAGCGACGCGAATCTTTATATTCAAACTTTGATTTTTCCTTTTTCTTAAATACGATTGGAAATACATATACATTCGGTTACGGCGCTATTTTCGTTGTCTCTAAAAAAAATATACAATTCTATCCCAAATCATTTTGGGAGACGATCTATTCAACATTTCAAGACGTAAAACCTTCGGCGGGATGGGGACTCGAAAAAATGTGGAGATACATATTAAGTGATGATTATATAATGTTAAATTCTTTAAAAAACATGCCCGATCTTAAAATGCCGCCTTTGCAATACGTTATGAAAAACATGGCATTACAACATAAGCCTCACACATTATGGATAGAATTAGGTGTAGGTGGTGGAAACACCATAAACTACATCTCTCGATTTACGAAAGATAAGATTTACGGTTTTGACAGTTTCGAAGGATCTCCTGAGAAATGGAGAGACGGTTTTGATAAGGGTATGTTTTCAACGAATGGAAGTTTGCCTAATGTGAATGCCAATGTAGAATTGATAAAAGGATGGTTCAATGAAACGTTATATGGGTTCGTGCAATCGCAAAACAAAAAAATATCGTTTATTCATTTTGATTGCGATTTATATAGCTCAACAAAATGCGCATTGGAAGCATTTAAAAATCACATAAACGACGGCTGTATAATGGTATTTGATGAGTTTGTCAACTATCCTGGATTCGAAGATAACGGGGAACTTCGCGCGTTTTATGAATTCGCGAAAAACAATAATGTCGACTACGAATGGATTGGCATGGATGGAACGCCCTTTGAGATGTCGGCGTGTCGTAATGAAAAAGTGGCATTGATCATAAAATCAATGGGTTAAATAAAGACTTATTGGGCATGATATAAGTCTTTATTTCTTGCGAGAAACGGTGGTTATTTTTTCGGGGGTTTTATCCACCTCTACCTGTTGTATAATTTGCCTCATCAGTTTCTTTTCCTCGTCTCCGGCTCCGCCAAACACCTGTGTCATGATATGCAAACTCTCTTCTTTCTTCTCTCTATCTTGCATGAAATCCGGGTTTTCTTCGTGCCATTTATTCGATTCTTGGATGACTTTATG